CTACATGGACTGGACTACGTTCAGAAACCTGTACCGTTATGCCAACATGCGCAATACGACCGCGCGTCCAGTTGTCGTGTCCATTACACCCGAGAAGGACCTGGCCTTTGGTTCGACCCCTGACATAGCCTACGTGATCGATGGCGAATACTACACACAACCTGTCACTCTCACGGCTGACATTGACGAGCCTGGTATACCAGCTCGATTCCAAATGGCCATCGTCTACCGGGCCATGATGTATTACGCGGGCTATGAGTCAGCCCCTGAAGTCCTATCGCGAGGTGACTTCGAGTACCGACGTTTGTACTCGCGAATGGAGATCGACCAGCTGCCGACTATTGTCAGCGGACCGCCATTGGCTTAATCATGGCCACAGGAATGCCTCCCGTCAAATACAGTCTGATCCAGCTCCAGGGCGGGCTCGACCTGGTCACGCCCACGCTGTCG